TATGCGATCAAAGAAAGGTACTCCTAGACGGCTTACAGTATCTGCGTTAATTATATATTCTCCATCAGAAACTCTAACCATTCCGCCATCAGCAAATCTAGCTAGAATTGAATCTGAAGTTCCAGTTCCTGGACCAGATAACAATCCTCCGCCTCCATACTTTTTTGTACCCTTAACCCATTTGTTATAAGGCACCATTTGATCTGTAATTGCAGCTGAAGCAACGAACTCCCATTGGCCAGTTTGCTTATTAAATACTAAAGCAGCTCCTGGGCCTAATGCACCTGAACCTTTTATTTGAGCTGAAGAAGGAGCTGGGATTGGCCTACTTCCAATTACCTTGTCTTTTTCTGAAGTAAATATATCTTTAGCATTTAAATAAACTGCCTTAGCCTCTACAGTCATAGCATTTAAAATTTTACTAACATCTAATTGAGGGGTAGGAGAAATGCCTCGCATACCAGCTTCATGTGGAGCGGTTGGATACAAGGTTGTCGTTCCAGCAGGACCTTTAACTCCGTAAAACTCCCCAAGAGTTTCGTTTGCAATTCCAGCAGCTGCGGCTGCATCTCTTACAGCTGCTGAGAAATGGTCTAAGTTTCCAATTCCTGTTTCTGCTGCAATTGAATATGCTATAACTGCATCATTAAAGTTATTAATCTTTTGCTTTTGAGCCTCAATAGCAGCATTTATTTTATTTAATTGCTCAGAAGCTAAAGCAGCGCTATCTGCTAACTTTTGCTGTCCTTCTTCTAAAGCAGTTTTCTTAGCTTCAAGGGGAGCTATTCTACGCTCAGCATCTGCGTCTATTGCTCTTTCTGTAAGAGTAAGTTGTTGTTGATTTACAAGACGTTCTATTTCTAGTTGAAGTTGAGCCGCTCCAGACATGTTTCCAACAGCAAGCATATCCTGGTACTCAAGTTGCTTTTGTTGTATTTGCAAGCGAACATCTTCGTCTTGCTGCTCTTCTCTTAAAGCTTTCTTGCGTTCTTCAGCCTTTTTGCGAATAGCCTCAATTTCTTTATTAATATTTTTAATTGCTTCTCTAGCATTAATTTGCTGCTGAACTGTTTGGCCCTTAATAGCGGACAGGAGTTCTTTTTGTTTAGCAGTTAATTTGCTTAAATTTTCATACTGAGACTTGAGCGCTCCATTTTTATTTGCAGCTACCACGGCATTAGATATCTCGTTACTCATTGTATACAATGCATTTGTCTGAGCCTGGGTTAGCTGTGTCATATCTCCAGTAAAGCCTTTTGCTGCTATACGCATTTTCTGGAAAAGACTTACTACGTTATCTTGAGTTGTAGCAAATTTCTTAATTTCTGGATTTTGCTTAGCCATTTCATTAATTAATTCTTTTGTAAGATTCTTTTGATTTTTAACCTTAGAATTAATTTGATCTAGCATTTGTTTTTCTGCTTGATATCCTGTCAAAACCTTTGTGTTTCCAGTTTTATCTTTTTTGGCTTTTTCTTCGCTAGTTTTAATAAGTTCAGCAATTCCGCCATCTACTGCAGTAAGCGCTGTATTTAGCGCATTAGCTTGAGTCTTAGCATCTCTAAGACCTGTCGATAAATCAAACTGTTGTACAGCACTAACAGCAGCTGTTTGAGCATTTGTAATTCCTGTAAACATCTTATTTCCAAGAGTTGATGAATATGCCTGACTTGCCTTATTTGAAAGATTGAATGCCATGTAAATCTTCTTTGAGGCGTCTTCTGCAGACATTCCAGCAGCAACGAACTGAGTCTTTAACCTTGTTGCTACTGCTCCTAAATCAGCTTGTTTTGTATTATTTATAAGATCTATTTGCTGACCCATAGTTTCTTTTACTTCTTTGCGAAGTTTTTTATAATCAGCAATTGTCATCTTAAATGGTCCGCCGCCATATGTCATGCTTTCATACAAAGCTTTATTTCTATCCATTAAAGCTTTTGTTGTTCCTATAATATCCTTAATTTGTGTGTTATAGTCTTTATACTTTAAACCTAATTTTGAAGCTGATTCAGCAGTTAGCCCAAACGATAATCTTGTACGCTCTAAGTTTTCTTGATAATTTTGCCAAGCTTTATATCCTGCAAAGGCTGCTGCAGTAACAATGCCTAAAGCAAGATTTGTTCTAGTAAGACCTAAAGCTACTCTAGATAGTGTAGATGTAAATTTATTTCCTGCCGCCGCATTTGCTGCAAGCATCGATCCAAATTTACTTTGAACTTTAATTGCTCCGCCCAATCCTCTATCTTGCCCAGATCCCATCATAAGCATTGGGGCCATTGACCCAAGCATTCCGCCAACCATTGATCCTGTCTCTCCACCAATTTGACCGCCAATTGCAGAACCGCCCATGTAGCCAATAGTTCCCATTGCCATCTGACGAACTACTCCGCCAGCTTGATATCCAGGGATTAGGCCTCCCCTATTCATCCTAATTCTTCCTCTGCTTAATGCAGACAATGCTCCAGCTGCTAATCCTCTAGCAAGAGAAGCTCTACCTCTTGCAAATCCTGCTCCGCTATATGAACCTAGTACTCCAGAAGGTATTCCTCTAGCTAATGGATGACCTCTACCACGGATAGATTGCATTTGACCAGTCTTAGGATCAATATGAACTGTTCCAAGTCCAACCATACCTCTAGATCCTCTTGCACCATATGCAGTTCCATAAGACCTAAACAATTGTTGAAAATCTTTTCCAAATCTAGAAACATACCTTCTATCGAAATGACTTTCGAAAGAATCTCCAGTTCCACCTCTAAATAGTTTTCCTGAATCTTTGCCACGCAAATCATTCATCATATCATCAAATACAGAGAGGATTCTTGCTTCCTCTCCTGGCATTCCAGAAGCTCTGGCTGCTGTTATTAGTGGTTCAAATGGGTGTCTACCATTTCTTAAAGCTATATTAAACTCATCATAAATTTGAGAACCATATAAACCACTATCTCCGCTTCTTAGTCTTTGGTTCATATTTGCAGTCATCCAAATTGGAATTCCTTGTGCTACATAGCTAACACTTCTAGATTTTGGAGCAAGTGTTGATACGTCTAATCCAGTTCCTGGAAGTTGTGCGCCTACATGTCCTCTTTGAAATCTTACTTTTCCGCCATTATTATATCCGTTATTGATTGCTGTAAGTAGAGGCAGATTTGCTGCAGTTGCCTCTCTATTTACAACAAACTCTCCAGGAGTAAGCATTGCTGGTACAACATCTGAGTTAACATTTGGCCCAGGAACAATGCTTCCATTGCTCATATATACCATGCCACCACTATTTAAGCCCTGCGGCCTTGTAGTTTCAATGCTGTAAGATCCACCTAATGTGCGAGTTCTAGTTGCTCTTCCAACCGCAGACATTACTCTTCTGAATATTCCCTTGCGATACATTCCACGCAGATTTGACTTTCCTCTTGGATCTACTACGGGCTGATCAATAAGCGGAGCCTTAGTTAAATCAATTGTTCTTCCACGAGCAGCTGCATATGCAGTAACCTCTTGACCCAATGATGCCTCTAGCTGTGCATTTACTGCAATTATTTGTGCCTTTGCTTGATCTACTGTAAGTTTTCCAGCCTGTAGTTCTGCAACAATAGCTTTGGACTGTGCTGCAGCATTCATTGTCAATCTTTGAGTTAATGGAAGAATATCATCAAATGTTTGAATAAAATCTGTCGATACTGCACCGCCTGTTGCTATAGTTTTCTTTAAAGCTTCTACTTCTGCCTTGCTCTGCATTCCAAGAGTTGCCATAAGAGCTTGATATCTTGCTTGCTCTTGTGCAACTACACCTGTTGAAATTCCTCCTACAGAAGTTAACCCTTCTATGTCTGGCATTCTTTCTGTCATCAATATTTGTGGAGTTCTACCAATTCTTCTATTTACGGGCTCTGGCTGCAATGTAAATCCAAATATTGTTGCAGGATCATTTGGATTTCTTGGATTAAGATGTGCGGATGCCCTTCCCATTCCACCCAGATAAGGACTTGATGGATCAACTACCCTGCCTCCAGGAACTCCAGGATTTATTACAGTTCCTGCTGCTGTAGTGACTGCTGGATTTACTGGAATAGATACTGCAGAAGCGTTAGCTTTCAATACAGCTAAATCGTCTATAAGGTTATTTAGTGCGGCACTAAGAACACTCGCTGCTCTTGCATCACTATAGAATTGATTTTCCATCATTCCAGCGGCACGTTGTGCTGCTAAAAGTTCTGGAGTTAAAAGTTTAAATCCTTCTGCACCTTTGAATAAAGCTTTTAGGTGTCCAATGCCTTTAATTATATAACCAAAGAAGTTGGCCAAAAGACCAGTCAACATAATAACTGGACCAGCAATTGCAGTAAATCCTGCAAAGGTAGTCAATAAAGTTTTTACTGGCTTTGGTAAATTATTTACAAATTCCATTACCTTTGTAAATAGATTTACTACGTTTGTTGTAATATTTAAGAATTGCTCTCCAACTCCAGCTAGCTCTGCTTTAAGTCCTTCTATTGCTCTACGATATCTACCTGATGCTGATTCTGTTACTGCTGCTAATTCTCGTGCTGCCACCGCTTCCAACTCGCCTGCGCTGGCCTTCATTAAATCTAAAACTTGTAGAGTCTGACTGCCTTGACGGCCTAAGTTTTCAAACAAAGCATTCAAACGTGAGAATTGGAATTTACCAAATAGCTGCTCAATTGCTTGCTGTTTTTGTAATGGGTCAAGCCTATCTAAAGCTCCTTGCAAAGCAAATAAAGTTTTTGTAACATCCCCAGCATTGTCTCTTACAATGCCTAGAAGATCGATTCCAAATCCTTGGAACTTTTCTACAGCAACATCTGTTGGGTTAATTAAAGATGCTAGGGCTGATTTTAGAGCATTCGCTCCTTCTGATGCACTAATTCCACCTTCACGCATTGCTGTAAGATATAACGCAAGATCTTGAACATCTCCGCCCAAACCTTTAATAACTGGACCAGCTTTTGGAATTGCTTCTACTAAGTCATTTAGAGTAGTTGAAGTTTGGTTTTCAACTGCGTTAAGAAAGTTAATTGATCCAGCAAGCTCTTCGGTATTCTGTTTAAATGCTGATTGAATTGCAAGAGTTGCTTTCATAGCCTCTTGACGATCTACTTCACCAAGTACTGCAAGGCGTGTTGTTTCAGAAACTGACGACAACAACTCATTTCCAGTTTTTCCTGTCGCTGCAATATCAGCAGCTAATGCAATTGTTTCCTGGAAATTAACACCCATTCCAGCAGATAATTCTTTTGCTGTTGCTGCTACATCTCGTCTAATTTGAGTTAATTGTTGTGATGTTGCCCCACCTATATCACCATAAACCTTTGAAAGTCTTGTAAGTTCTTGATCTGCAGTTCTAAATGCATCTGCTGCAGCTTTGCCGAATGCTACTAGAGGTAATGTCAAACCTACTGTTAACTGGCGGCCTGCCCATTGCGTATTCTTACCCCAGTTAATTAATTGTACTCCGCCATCTTGAATTACTTTATTCATTATCTGAAGTTCTTGTTTCAGTAATGCCGCCTTATTTTTTGTTGCGTCTAATCCTCTTGGAATATGCACATTAAACTGCATGAGCCCCTGGGCATTTCTGCCTAGAGGCTGCAATACAGCATTTTGTAATTGTACTTGTTGCTTAGCAAGATCTCTGATTAATCCGCCAGAAGTTCTTGCATGATCTTGATATACCCTGAAATAATCTCTTAACTTTAATCTTCCTGAATCAAGATTTTTGCCAAATTTCTCTACATCTGATGTAAGGCTGACGAAATGAGTTGAGAATTGGCCAGTGCTTCTAATAGTTTCCGAAAATGATCGGTTCATCACCGCTATTTGATTAGCAAGCGATTTATTAGTTTGAGCTATTTTTTCTTGAAGTTGAGAAAGGTTGGCTGTAACCTTATGCACATCTGCAATAAGGTTTGAGAAGTCGGCAGTAGCGACTATTCGTGTTACTATTTGCTCGTCAGCCATTTATTCTAAGTATTACTCCTAGAGTATCCCAACCCCATTCCGATTCCGAAACCTTGCTGCTGAGCCATCGCTCCTTGTAAGGAGACAACATCATCTTTAGATGCATTGATGCCTAACGCTTTGTTTCTTACATCTTCGAAGGTTGGACCTTCTTTCCCTTGATTCTCTCTTATGTCGACACCTTGGAGAGAAGCCAAGAATATTCTTTTTTCTTCTTCAGTCTTTTGCATTGCTTTAAAAGTCTCAAGAAGTTCTGGTAGCGAAAGATTTTCTTCTAGTTCGTGGTAATTTTTCCAACTACCTAAAAGAAAAACTTGTCCCTCTAAAGCGGCTAGATCTAGTTCTGACCAGCCAGCACCGCTGCCGCTATTAGGTTTGGGTCTTCGAGTTTAATTCCTCCACATACTTCCAGAATTTTATTAATTGTTGGTATGTCTAGTGCATTCTCTAGATCTTCTTTTGTCTTGACTAAATCGGGAAGTTGCTTTTCTAGGGCAACACCGCATGCCTCGATAAGAATATCTAAAGATTGATTTTCTGACTCTGCATTTTTTGATTTTTCCATAACCGCCATGAACTTACGAAGTTCTGCGATTGATAGGGGCTTAAGTTTTACTGTCTGCCCAGTTTGCAATTGTATTTCTTCTACGTCGTATACTGTAGTAGCCAATTTATCCTCCTTGGATAGTCTTAATCATTATAACAAATAGATTCTACAAATACAAGCAGAAAGCCCCCAAATAAATTGGGGGCCTTCATAATTTCAGTATTAAATTATACTGTCAATACACGGTCAATAATCTTACCGTACTCCTGGCCAGCATAGGCGGTTTCGCCTGATGGTAGAAGACGGAAGGTTACTGGAAATGTAGTTGGTGTATTACGAGCTAGGGTAAACTGTGATTGCTGTACAGATAGAACACGACGTGCATAATATACACGCTCTGCACGTGCTACGTTTTGCGAAGCATTGCTTGTTCCTGAATTCTGTGTGGTTGGTGCTTGACCAACTGCAATAAGCTGACGCTCTGTTGGTGCAATACCAAGAGCACCTGCTGCAATACCAAGGGTATTCTTGTATGATGTTCCTGTACCGCTCTGAATAATTGTGTTATCCTGAGTGATAGCAGAGTTATTAGCTGGATCATCTCCTTGACCGAAAACTACTAGAACGTTTTCTAGAGTTCCTTCGGACATTTCAGTCATGATCATAACCTCCATCGCAGACTTGAACAGCTTAGCTGTATCAAGGAGCTGATCGACGGTTACTGAATCATAAGTTGGGTTATAAGTGATCTGAAGACCATTGTTTGTATAACCAACGTTTCTGTAATAGAAGGTTCCAGAAGATACTGCATTAAGAGTATCTGTATAGGATGTTCCTGCTACAAATGCTGCTGCGTTTGCTGTACCTGGCTCTGAATTTTCGTAAGTTGCATAACCCGAAGTTGTTGAATCAATATTTGAAATGAACAACGGAGAAGCACCGACGAGAATGTTTCTTGCATTACCTGTCAATTGTGCCATATTTATTTCCACCTCCTGTGGTTTTCAAAAATTTTAGTCATCTAGCTGGCTAGGCTCTTTCCTCATTAGTCTAATAATAGAGGAATAAAGGTAAAAAGGCAAACTATACGAATCTGCCTACGCCGTCCACCATTCTGGCATATTTGACCTCAAGGATCACGTCTGCAGACAAGAATCCTTTTAGTTCCTCAGACGGGGCGGTAGGAGACATATCGGCAATATATATGCTGAAGAATTTAAATTTATTTGACAGGCCAGCCCATTTATTTATATCTCTGGCTGACTCATCCATGCGTCGGAATTCATCTGTCATGAAGTTTCTTATTTCATTAATTTCAGAAACATCTGTTGAGTATACAGTGAACAATATCTGTTCGCAGCAGACCATCCAATTTTCTTCATACGATAGGCCTATCTTGTCATATATAATATGCTTCTTGCCGCTCAAAAATTGATTCATTTCAGCCATCTGTTGTACAGGGATAATTGGGACAATCGTTTCCGCAAGATTATCGCTGTAGTATTGATCAGCATCGAATATTTCTAGATCAGTTAACCTGCTCCATAAAAACCTTCTGAGCTCAAGCATTGCGTCCATCTTATAATTAACTGTCATAGGGCACCTCCAAATGCTGCTGTCAATTTAATATCTGCCTGACTACGAACCGTATTTGGGCTAAATGAATAACTAACTCTTTTAATTGAGGACGGCAATTTAAGAGCATTAGTCATTGCTAAATTAAACATTCTTTGAAATCCAGATTTTTTAATAGAAACATTAACTAGATTAGATGTAAAAAATCTCATATGAGTCATTTTAAATGAATTTTTTACACTGGCTCCTCCAGGCCTTCTAACGGTCACAGAGGCCCCTTTAGGCATAAATACTGTATAACCATTGGTATCGAATACAAGGCGCTCTGCGTGGCGTGGAGCAATTTTAAGAGGCATTCCAGCTTCCATCACAGAAGCTTTTTCTACAAATACGTGTCTGCGCCTTCCTTGACCTTTTGCAAATGTTTTAGATGGTAAAAAATTATAACTAACTTGAAATGATAATCCTGTTGAATCTATTTTATTTAATTTAAATAAGCGTCCAGATTTAACTCCAGTCTGCTTCCACTCATAAACATGGTGTAGTGATTTTGGCTTTACTCTAGCTTGTGAGTCTACATATTCTCCAAAATCCTTATCTATTTGATTAAATATAACTTCTTTAAATTTATTTTTAAATGCAGCATTTTCTGTCAACTTAGCTATTACATGTGCATTGTAATATACATAGGCTGATATTTGAGCTACCATGCTATCCTTTAATACTTCGCCTTTTGATCCCGCCATCAATTTTTCTAGACCGCTGGCAGCCTGAACTAGCATAACATTAGAGTCCAATTTCTTGATTCTCCGATCTCTTCATAGCCGTGTTATATCCAACCACTCTTCCGAATGGATCTGTTATTGGAGTTGTGCCAACTACTTCAAAAACGGTTGGAGTCTCTGTTGGGAAATTTATTTCTGTCCAAATGCATATACCTTCTGCATTTCTTATATTTGTTACTTTTTCTCTAGCTGTCAAACGATCAGAAGTTCTTACTTGTATCATCTGATCATTTTGGTACTTATTGCTAAATACCTGCTTGTCGCTAGATCTAGTAGTAGCAGAGTTGCTTATTACTCCTTTGGCATGACAATCTATAGTTTTATAATATGTCCACGATTTACGTAATGCCCCAGTATTGACGTCTTGAATGTCTAGCTGTCTATATATATCCATCTTCATGGATAGTACGGCATTGATAACCGAAGACATTAGATTATCGAGGCTTTATTTACAACAAAGTCTGACAATAGACGGTCTGCGTAAGCATTGCCTGTTCCCACAAATACTTCTGAGTTATATTCAAACTGCCAGTCAAATGTTTGAATATTTTGTATATATTGATTTTTCCAAGTACTATCTTTTGAGAAAAAGTCTTTCATCAATTCTATCGCCGCAAGCTCTACTTCGTCTGGAATCTTTTTCCATCCAAATTTGCCTTGGACTTCATACATTACGCCGTTTCTAAATACTCCATTGCCGTCATGAATAGATGGTGGAATCATTCCATTTGCAACATATACTGTATTGTCTAGCATGTTGGCACGATTGATTCTAATTCCAAAACCTGTTTCAGATATTTGAACATCGTATCCCCAATTATTTACAACTGGATTAACAGTATTATCAATCAATAAAATATCATTTATATATAGTTTATGGAGAGTTTGGATTCTATCTGGCAACGTCAATGTGTCAGAATCTGAACCCATTATTCTTAAAACATCATTATATAAATAAAATGCTTGTCCTGTAAATTCTTCTATACGTTTACGTGCATATCTTTCTGCTGAAGCTAATTCTTTATATGATTTATATCCTGGATCTGATGGGTCAGTACTGAATCCCATTGAATTACCTGCTTGATACAAATCTGCATATGGTGTTATGATAAATACATCATGTTCATAAGAAACTGCATTTGACTCAACGTTATATTGCCAAATTAATCTTAAGGTTGCTCTTGATGATGTATATAGCAATGGTATATAAACTGCATATGAGCCAATATTTGTTTCATCTTTTTCTGCCGTAAGAGTTGTTAATAGTAAAGTTAATCCAGGATCTTCTTCCTCTGGATTATCTGTAATATCATAAACTTTTACAGTAGGCAAAGAGTCTGCATCCACCACATTGCCTTTCCAAAAAACTTGGTGGTAAACAGGTGAATATGTATTTTTTAATACCTCTGCCATTTTATTGGCTTAGCTGTAGAACTCCTGCACTTCTGCTGGAGTAGCCATAACAAAGCCTTCCTCCTTATCAAAAATTGCTTGGGCTGTATCTTTGTCCATAGCAACGAATGGGTGTTCTTTTGTAAAGCGATGCCCTCTTGTTTCATAACTAAAATTTGGACGAATCATTTTAACAAGAACCATGTCTTCTTTATTTACTACCTTTGGTGCCGCCTTTGGTAATGTTTCGTTCATCTGCTTTTCTTCTTCCTCTATACCCTTGGCCTTACTATAAATGGCCCAAGTAACGCCCTCTTCTGCGAGAGCAGCAATTATATCCTTTTTACCTTTTTGATCTGTAATATCGACTGCAAAATCTTCAGCTATTTGCTTTAGCTCTGCAATTTTTAATGTATCAAATGACATTAATTTCTCCTTTTGTAGGTTATTTAATTATAGCATTAGTCAATTAAAAGGAAAAGCCCCCAAATTAATGGGGGCCTTTCAGCAGATCTAAATCCTAAATTAGGAAGCGACCTTAACGTTCTTAACAACAACCCATGCATCTGCCTGCTCGATTTGAACGCCAACACGAGTATAAAGTGTATACTCAATAGCATCCTTACGAGGCCAGAAGAAGCGGTAAACTGTTACATCACGCTTGATACCAATAACTACGTTATTTGGGAATGTCAAGTGGACGTCACCATGATTACCAGTTTCGCCTGAGTAATCGCCATCTTGTGCTTCTGGAAGAAGTGGAACTTCAACAATCGGAATACCGAATGCGAATGGAGCCACATATCCAGCTGGACCACCTAGAGGTTGTACACCTTCTCCACGGATGATCGACGATGCGATATCTTGTGGAATGGTCTGGTTTGTTCCAATGCTGTTTGCGTACAGGAAGTCCTGAATCAAATTGGAACCAGCGAGGAAGCGAAGGTCTGAACGACGTTGCTTGTATTTACGTGGAAGCTCCTTGAGAGCGGAATTGAAGAGTGCACGGCTGATTCCAGCACCTGCAGCATCTACGACATGGCCGTATTGCTTTGCCTTCTTGACTACACCATCAAATGCCTTATAAAGGTTATCTGATGTAAGCGAGGTATTTCCATTGAGAAGTACATCTTCAATGTCGTTACCTGCCTGTGTTGCCATCATACGGGCAATATGATCTTCTAGATCTGGACCTTCAATATTGTCCTCAAGAGATTCTGTTGAAAGCTCCCAATCCAAGCGAAGCTTCTTTGTTGTGAGAGAGATCTTAGAGAATGTGACTGCTGAATTTGCTCCAGTGTTGTCACCTTCTGTTGCTAGAACCATAAGCTTTGAGCCTACGCCAATACGATCAATTTCAGTTGTGTCTGACTTCATACGCACTGTACGTGCGACCTTACCAATTACGGTAGCGTCAAACATATAGTCTAGGAAGCGAGCAGACTGTTCTGGATTTAGCAAACCACCGTTACCATTCTCAGAACCGACATGTACGCCAGAACCACCAGTAGTGGATGCGAACGTTGCGGTAGCTGTGGTGTTAGCTGCGATTGCTTTTTCTAACATTTCGTTACTCATTTTTTTATTTCACCTACCTTTATTATTTAAATAATTCATTTACGGAACCAAGGAAAGAACCGTTCCATTTTGATTTTTGTATTTTTACTTCCTGAGACCCGCCAAGGTCTGAGGACTTCTTAATTGCAGTCTCTGAT